CAACTTCTACAGAGCCAACAGAGGTTCATGGAAGAGAAGAGAGTCACACCTACCTACAACGGTGTTAAGGGTGTACCGGGTATTGAGGCTGGATTTATCGTAGCAACTTACAACGGTGTACCAATTATCCCTTCCAAAGATGTACAGCCCGACACACTGAGCAGAATGTACTTCCTTGATACTGACTACGTTTACTTCAGTACAGCAATTCCAACACAATACTTTGAGTCCGGTATCGAGACAGGCGACCCATTCGCTATCAACAGACTAGGACAAGAAGGTATGTACCGCACAATGGGAGAGTTATGGACTACTTTCTTCGGAGGNCATGGTTCNATCCGTGACCTAAAGTGAGGTTGTTTGGAGATTATTAAGGAGATGAAATTATGGCAACAGAAACAGCAACTAATAAGGGCTTGACAATATCATTTGATGATGCAGATTTTAGCACAGGAACAGTCTCGGTTCTTTTAGACCTTGACTTAAGAACAGGAACCCCTGTAGATGAAACAGGTTGGTTGAGTGGNAACGCAGGTGGTTCATACCCCGGTTCCCTCACAGGTTTTAACGCAGCAAACACTGATGGAAATGCAGTAGGTAGTATGAGATTGGTACAAATTGCATTCACATTGGCTGATGCTGCTGAACAAGTATTGGTTCTAACCGCAGGTGCTTCAAAGATTATTGGTATTCTCGGTACCACCTTCGCAGTGGCCGATAAGACTCTATCCGCTACCTTCACTAACACAGGACTTGCACCTGCTGCTAAGACAGGTGGCTCAGACCCATCAATCGTCCTTCACGGAGAAGCGGCTGGCGCAGGTACCGTAACATGCGTATTGCTTAACTGAAGGTGATTAAGTGCCTATTGTAACCTTTCTTGGCCCTTTNTACGAAAGGCGNAGAGCAGACACCATTGGTCCGTGGTTAAGGGGTCAAGCGGTTGAAGTATCTCAAGATTGGTTAGACGAGTGGAGACACACCCTTCCCTCATCACGCTTTTTAATCGAAGGTGATGAGGGGGGTGAATCCCTAGATGACGGTGATGGTATTCCCGACCCCGGTTGGAGTCGAAAAGACATTCTACAATGGCTTGATGATAACAACATAGATATAGGCAGTGGATATGTCACTAAAACTAAGGCACTAGCACTTGTAGAAGGGCACCTAAATCCAACAGAAGAAGGAGTTGAATAATTATGGCAGTAACAATAGACGAAAGACCGACATATTTCGGTGACAGAATGATAGTAACAGGAACTTACGAGGCAGGTGACTCAGCAATAGATTTGTCTAGCCTACTTGTAAGTATTGATTTTGCGGGTATTAACCCGTCGGGCGTACACGCTTACGAAGCAATTGGAGATACAGGTGGCGGAAGCGGTGGAACTCAAAATGTNAACTTCGCTCCTAAAGCAAGAATTGATGGCACTACTATACGCATTGGTTCTGCTGTCGGTGATATATCCGACCCCGATGCTACTGATACAGGATTGATAGCAGTAGGAGAAGCAGGTACATTCTTAGCAATTGGTCGCCGTTCTTGAGGTGACGACTAATGGCAAGTTTGTCCAAAGTAGGTTCTAAGGTAGTTGGACCGCTATCTCCAAAAGAGTTTAGTGATGCTTCTACTTTGCAGACAACCATCAATACGGCTATACAAGCAGTATCAGATGCAAGCGCAACTAACGCAATTCTAGGCACTGAATGTATCACTGTTCTCGGTAACACGTTCATCGTAGTTTTATACCAACTCGCTTGAGGTGAGTGGTGTGGGGTTTGATGTTAGAAGCATTGACTTATCGGACATAATGCGTGGCTCAAAGCAAGGCACTAAGTCCGATTTGAGTTACAATAGTAGCGCAGTTACTAATTCTGACAAACCGTTAGCCGGTGTAACTAGCGCACAGCGCAGACGCAATCGTGATATAGGCGATGTATTAAACATCGGTGCGGGTACAAGATGCACACACTGTGGTTTCCTACATTTCTTATGGAGAGAAACCTGTGGTGCTTGTGACAAACCTATGGAATACAACTTGGGACACAGAGATGAAAAGAAAAGGATGTGANGTCTATGAATAAAATACTGATTAAAGCAATTAGACCACATAGACAGAAGATTCTAACTCAAGAGGGTGATGAAAAGCGATTGCAACAATGGGCTAATCAAAAAGCAGCCGAGCAATTGAGAGGGGCTGGTGGAGATGCTTCGGGAGAGCAGTTTACACAAGCAAGGGATGCACTCATGCGAGAGGCGGTAATGAGTCCCGAAAAACATGGACTAAAATTCATGGCCGAAAGAGTACCGTTTGAAGGTCAAGAGTTGACTTCTGACTTAACTGAGGCTGACCCCGAAGGTGAGGCTACTGCAATTGACAGTCAATTTGCACCCGAAGAAGATGAAGAGTTTTTTGAGGCTAATAATACTGTAAGGGATAACAGTGATTATCACAGTAAATTATTCGATGAAAAGGGTAATCTTCGTACAACTTTGAAGCCCGATGAAGAAGAAGAGGCTGAGAATACTAAAACAGAAAGGCAACATGTACCTATGGATGCTGACCATCCCGATTATTTCAAAAGTTCAAGAAGAGTAGCGTTTAGTGATGCTTGGAGTTTGTTGAAGTCACAGTGAGGGGGTGTAAAGTGTGCCAATGGTATTCAGTCCCGGTGAGCCGGAAACAAGGCCACTTTACCCCGAAGAAGTAGTGTACACTACAGCCCAAAAAGTAGCAGACCTGCTTGANATTAGCGCACAAGANGCTATACTAATGAGTGCTGACGCTGACAGTGATGCTATCTACATTACAGGAAATGAGTATCGAGATGTAGGGTTTAGCGTAGGAGATAAACTTCGTATATACAGTGACGCTGACCCATTCGGTCACGATGATTTAGAAGTCACCGCTGTAGGGCGAGGGGCTGGTGACAAAAGCGGTCACGTTAAGATTACAGTTAGCGGTGCCACTATCACTACTACAGATTTTGAAGTTGCGGATAATGGGTATGTACAGAACAAAGCATCGTTTACTAACGGCAGAACTCGTGGTCTAACTAAGGCTAAGGTAGACCATGTGATTCTGAAGATGCAAGACCGTATAGACAATATGACTCGCAACGCTTGGCGACCTTATCTTGTAAGTGCTGAGTACATTAACTTCGATACATACAAGCCATACAGAAGGCGATACTATACTGACTATGTAGGTACAAGCCCACTTCTATTCCGTAATGTACAGCAGATGCTTCGCATAGAACTATGGCAGGGTGACGATTATCGTGAGATATGCGGTGCTGAAGTCAGAATTAAGTTTGATGATGTATCTAACTTAGCCTCTTCAGCAATATATTTGTCACCCGGTAACGGTAGTGTTGCTACATTAGCACAGGGCACAGGCACTAATCAATGGAGAGATGATTTCGATGCAACTACTGTCGCTCAAAACTTTGCAGACCTAATTAACAAAGAGGATAGAGTAGGAAAAACAGCAGCCGAGTTTGCACCTGCATTTACATTGGAAGGCTCAACTTCTAATGTGGCAGTGAATAATGAGTTCTTAGCATCAGCAAACGCAGATTATGGCACAGGTATTGTAAAACTGACATCTATGAGAGCAGTAAAAGCCGGTGAAGTTTGTAGTATTGTAAGTACATCTTCTGATATTGCCATAAGTCAAGGGCAAGATAACAGTACCACATTTACGAGTCTTGATTCTACAACTATCAATGTAGCATCTACTACAGGGTTTGCAAACGCTGGTGTGGCTATAGACACAAGCGGTGATGTTTTCCGTTATACAGGTAAAACTGCTACATCGTTTACAGGGTGTGTAGCAGTAACAGGTAGTTTAGGTGCTATTACAGGGACTATCACGCAAACTACTTTCTTAGTAGATTTACAGGGTGGCTCGTCAAGCGGTGACAATGCAAGACTTCGTGATTGGTGGCTCGACCACGAAATGGGTATTGTGTACTTCAATAACTCATATCCATTCTTTGAGTGGAATGCAATCAAAGTAGCGTATATTTATGGTGAAAGATATGTTGAGAAAGCAATTGAAGACATATGTACAAAGATGGTAGCAATTGAATTACTAATGTCTGATGATAGAAGTGTACTGATTCCCGAAGGTACACAGAACATTGACCTTGCAAGTAAGGTACAGTTATATCAAGCAGAAATAGATAGAACACTACCAAAGTATGTTGAGTTGGTGGTGTTTGAATAATGGATGAACGTGACTTCAAAAAACAGGGTGAAGATTTTCATTTTAGAATACAAGAAGAACTTTTCAAGAAAGACAAGAAAATGCAAGAGCAATTTTACCAGCATTTTACTACCTCACCTGCTTATTTCCGTGAGCGCATGATGATGATTGAGGCTGGTGCTATGGGGTACAACATTCAAGATGGTTATCCTATCAAAAACGATACCGGTAAACCTGCTACTGAGCAACAATTAAATTCCATAAACAAAGCGGTAGATAGGGCTATGCTAAGGTCTAATCCCGATTTTGAAAAATTTAACATGAAATACGAAAACGGTTTCTTTGTACCCATAAGTTACAAGAAATTACTTGAGAAGGAGGGTTGAATGTGGTAGCAACTTGGACTGAAGGACTTGATGCTGTAATTGCATTGTTCAAAGATAATTGGAACAGAGCAAACACTAGCAACTATCGCCCTGTAGTCATTGATATTGCAGACACTACAGCCGAACATGGTAAGCGTCTTGACTTACAAAAACACGATTACGTTCTATGTTATGAGACAGCGCATAACGAAGAAGCACCGGAGTTGTTCTACGATTTCGTTACGACACGCATAAATATAACTGTTGATGTGAGAACTACAAAGGGGCGAAAGCATTTACAGGCTCTTGAGAATGAAGTACGGAGGTTGATACATACAAAGCGAAAAGGCGACGGCACCAATTTTGACCGATTAGTATTCAAAACCCGGACAGATTTGAGTGACCGAAGCAAAATTTTGTTTCGTATGACCTTCCAAGTAGAAGTAGTAATACTTGCGGAATTAATACCATAGGTGAATAAATATGCCATCAACAGTTTACAAGGGCGACTTAGCAGAAGTATCTTTTGCTTCTGAAACAGGAATAAGAATTAATGCAAGTACAGATGCTAACATTACTACAGTAACGGATGCAAATGCAGATTTTACAAAAGTTACTTTTACAGCAGTAAGTTCATGTCCTTTATT